ATCGCACAAGAAATCCAAGAAGTTCTACCAGAACTCGTAACCGAAAGAGATAATGGATACTTAGCAGTCAAGTATGAAAAAATCGTTCCATTATTAATCGAATCAATCAAAGAATTAAAACAAGAAGTTGATGATATCAAACAAAAATGTGATTGTTTGAACAAATAGTTTTATATTTATTACTAAACAAAAACAGGAGTTATAATGGCAAAAAAATCTAAAACAATAAAATTCACAAAAACCGAAATGGAAGCATTGAATAATTTAAAAGGTGCTTATTCATTTATTGAATCTTCATTGGGTAATTTAGAAATTCAACGTTTAACAACTGAACAAGCATTAGAATCTATCGAAACTAAAAAAATTCGTTTAGAAGCTCAATATGTTCAAGAACAAGCAAATGAATCTAAATTACTTAGTCAATTAAATGAAAAGTATGGTGCAGGTAATTTAGACATAAATACTGGTGAATTTACACCATATAAGTAATTATTTTACCCAATCAAAGCATTTTGGGAGTTAAGGATTATATTTATAGTAGTATAATTATCTACAAGATAGTAAAAATAGGAGAAAGAAAATGGCCGAACGAATAGTAAGCCCTGGTGTTTTCACCAGAGAAAAAGATTTATCTTTCTTGCCTGAAGGAATAGGGGAAATTGGAGCAGCATTAATCGGACCAACAGATATGGGTCCAGCATTTGTTCCAACCGCAATTAGAAATTTAGGTGAGTTTGAGAAAATTTTCGGAAAAGAAAATCAAGATTTTTATGTTCCTTTCACTGCAAAACAATATTTGAAAAGTGCAGGAACCGTAACAATCGTGAGAGTTTTACATTTAGGAGGATATGCAAACGATAGTGTTGTGTTGACCATTAGTGGTTCACAAGGACACAAAGTCGCTGCAGTTCTAAAACCTTCAAGGGGTGCAACAGACCCAGACGCAGTAGATTTGACTGGTACTACAAGTGCTTCACTTAGTGTTCCAGGTGGAACCAAAGACTCATTTGTATTGAATGTTGATGCAAATAACGCAGGAAGTACATCAGCGTTTACATTATCATTTGATTCAAGTTCAGCAAACTACATAACAAAAGTATTTAGTGAAAATGCACAAGATACAAAACAACCACTTTATGTGTATTCTAATTTCCAAAACACAACAAATGCTGCATCAGCAGCTGACATTGTGAAAATAGCAGCAACTGGTAGTACGGTTCAAGAAGACGAGGCATTTAACTTTGACTTCAAAGTAGCACATACACCAGCTATTCAATCACAATTAGTAAATGGAGCAAGAACTTCATTGTTTAGAGTTGCTACATTAGCACACGGAACTAATCAGAATACTAAATATCGTATTGGTGTATCAAATGTTAAGAGAGCAGTTGATGTAGCCGGTAGTGATTATGGTTCGTTTGATTTACAAGTAATCGTAAATAACCCAGGTCAAAATGATGACGGAATCGTATTAGAAAACTTTTCTAATCTAAACCTTGACCCAGATTCTGATAACTATGTAGTTAGAAGAGTTGGTGATAGATTTATCACGATTGACTCAAATGGTAAGTTAACCACTAATGGTGATTATCCAAATGAATCATCTTACATTAGAATAACTGGTCCGACAATTACAAGTGTTTCAACAGAAGCATCTTCATTGAGAGACTTAGAAGCTATACCAGAGGAATTAGTTCCTATGGGATTTGGAGCAGTATTGCAACCAAACCTTATTCAAACAGTAAGTGCTTCATATAGTGGTTCACATTCGGACGCATCTATGCCAAGTGCTTCATATGTTGGAACAACAAGTGGTACTGGACAGAAAAACTCTCGTGGAACATACGACCAAAATGTATATTATGGTTTTGATTTCGCAAGTGTTGATAGTAAACAATACTTAGCACCATTACCAACAGGTGCAGTAGTCGGTAACAATATCACAATGAGTTTAGAAGACGCATTCGGTAATGACGACGCATCAACATTGGGAGCAACATACGCTAGTGGAACGCAAAACTTAGCATTAGGAGTTGCAGACCACAGACAATTGAAGTTTGCAGTTCCTTTCCAAGGTGGATTTGATGGTTCAGACCCAGCATTGGAAAACAAAAAAGGAACAGACATTACATCAACCAACACACAAGGATTTGATTTATCAAGTGCAAGTGCAAGTGGTTCAGTAGCATACAAAAGAGCTATAAATGCAGTGTCTAATCCAGATGAATTTGATATTAACTTGTTAGCAATTCCAGGTGCTATTCATCAATTACATTCAAGTGTAACAAACCATGCAATTGATAAGATTGAAGATAGAGCAGATTGTTTCTTTATCTTAGATGGTTCACAATACGGAAGAACAATACAAGGAGCTATTGATGATGTAAAAACATTAGATAGTAATTATGTAGCTACATATTATCCTTGGGTTAAGATTCTTGATGAGAACAAAAACAAACCTACTTGGGTTCCACCTTCAGTAGTTCTACCAGGTGTTTATTCAAACAATGATAGAATTGGACAAGAGTGGTTCGCACCAGCAGGTCTAAATCGTGGTGGTTTAACAGAAGTATTAGAAGCACAAACAAGACTAACCAACTTGGAAAGAGATGATTTATACGAAAATCGTATTAATCCTATCGCAACTTTCCCAGGTCAAGGCGTAGTAGTGTTTGGACAGAAAACACTTCAAGGAAAACCAAGTGCATTAGACAGAATCAATGTAAGAAGATTGTTGATTAACTTGAGAAAGTTTATCGCATCATCTTCAAGATTCTTGGTATTTGAACAAAACACAACAGCTTTAAGAAACAGATTCCTAAATATTGTGAATCCATTTCTTGAAGAAGTTCAAGCAAATTCAGGTCTAACTGCTTTCAGAGTAGTTATGGACGATTCAAACAACACACCAGATGTTGTTGATAGAAATCAATTAGTTGGTCAGATATTTATTCAACCAACAAGAACAGCTGAATTTATTGTATTGGACTTTGTAGTTCAACCAACAGGCGCAGCATTCCCTGAATAATAGGAATATTGATTAAGAAAAACCCCCGGGGGGTTTTTTGTTATGATAATGGGAATAAAATTTGAGAGTTTAACCACCTAACTCACAAGGGTTGTTTCTAATCTCGTGAAACACTACATAACCCTTTCGGTTCCAAATTTGTAGTCACCGAAAACCCACGACTCAATAGGTTCTTACGATTACGATATTAACACCTATTTAGGATAAATAGCAAATGTGTCAGCGTATTCAGCCAATGTATTATATTGACTTCTATGATAACCATATTGTGGCTTGCTACCACCACGATATCTAATTCTATAATTACCAGTCATCATCATTTCTCTAATAACTGGATTAAATCTAAATTCCATAGGAATACCTTTGTAAAGAGCTACCTCACCAGGAGTAGTATTGTTGTAATTTTCAACATTTAATCTTGGTTGATTTTGATTAGCTTCATACAATTCCATAGGATTGTGGTTATATTGATAGACATTCATAGTAAATGTCCTATTATTAAAACCAAAATCTCTTGGAACAAAAGTATCTTGGTAATTTCTCGGTTGAATTGTTGTATTTTCAGTCATTTCGTTTTCCTTTATCATTATCATAACACTATAATATACAAATACTATTTGTAAATGTCAAGCTTTTTTTTTTAATTATTTTCTTCAAAGAGTTCTTCTTCACAATCATCACAAAGGAAAAAGCCGTCTATTTCAACGCCACACTCTTCACATATTATCTCATCAATCATACTATAATATACAATGAATAAATGACAATGTCAAGTAAAAACTTCTAAAAAACTTCTAAAACTATATCATATTTGATATACACTTTTTTTAGTTTCGTTATATTTATTACTGAGTTAAATTATAGGAGAAATAAAGTGGCTTTTGCAGACCCAAACGAAATATTTTTTACACCTTTTGAACCTAAACTAAAAAATAGGTTTATTATGGAGATAGACGGAATACCGGCATATCTCGTTAAAACAATGGCAAGGCCATCAATCGCCTTCGATACAGTTACTTTGGACCATATCAATGTAAAAAGATATGTAAAAGGTAAAGCACAATGGCAACCAATTGAAGTAACATTATACGACCCAATCGTTCCATCAGGAGCACAAGCAGTCAATGAGTGGATTAGACTACACCACGAATCAGTAACGGGTGTTGACGGATACGCATCAGAATATAAAAAAGATATTACTTTCAATCTATTAAGTCCTAATGGAGAGAAGATTGAACAATGGATAATCAAAGGAGCTTTCTTAACAGCAGCTAATTTCCAAGATTTAGATTTCGCATCTAATGATGTAGTTGATATCGGTTTAACAATACAATATGATTACGCAATATTAGAGTTTTAGGAGAAAAATTATGTGGGCAATATTTAAAGATGACAATGACTATAATGAAAAATCAATAATTGGATTTGCAGCATTTGCAGTAATGACAATATTTGCAGTAGTTGATTTAGGAACAGGAATAGTCGGAAAAGATTTAGTTATAAATGATATGGTATACAACTCGTTTGTATTCATAACCCTTGGTAGTTTCGGTATCGCAGGTGCTGAAAAGATTATGGGTAAAAAATAAGTTATTAATTCAGTATTAATCAAGGAGTAAACAATGGCTGAAAATCAGTATGGATTTCCTACTGAGGTTCTATCTTTACCATCAAACGGATTACTATATCCGGAAGATAGTCCTTTGCGTAGTGGAACAATAGATGTCAAATATATGACAGCAAAAGAAGAAGATATATTAACTTCACAAAATCTTATCGAACAAGGTAGGGTAATATCAAAACTATTGGAAAGTGTAATAGCAGACCCAAAAGTTAAATTAAATGATATGTTAATCGGTGATAAAAATGCACTAATGGTTGGAACTCGTGTTTTAGGATACGGAAAAGACTATGCTATTACATTAGTAGACCCAGATACCAAAGAAAGAGTTGAATATGTTGTGGATTTAACAAAGTTAGAAAATAAACCAATAGACGAAAAGTTATTTGAAAATGGTAATAGTTTTGCATTAGAATTACCAAATTCAAAAAGAACTATTGGATTCAAGTTGTTAACACAACAAGATGAAAACGAAATAGAAGAAACTCTTAAAGATTATGAAAAAGTAGAAAAGCTTACAGGAGTTTCATACGTAGGAACAACAAGACTAAAACATCAAATCGTGTCCATTGATGGCAATACCGACCAAAAAGAAATTGATAACTTCGTTGACAATGAATTTTTAGCTCTGGATACAAGAGCATTCAGAAAACACTTAGAAGAAATCACACCCGACATTGAGTTGAAGTTTGACTACACGAGTCAAACAGGGAATCAACATAAGTTGAATGTCCCACTCGGGATTGACTTTTTTTGGCCTGCCGCCGAGTAGTAGGGCGGCTATCCACGAAGAACTCTTCAACATCGCATATTATGGTAATGGGTTCAATCACAACGAACTCTACAATATGCCAGTTCCATTGAGAAGATTCTATGCTCAAAAGTTAGTTGAAGCCAAAGAAAAAGAGTCCAAAGAAATCAAGAAAATGTCTCAACAAAATACATCTCAAATACAACAACCAAACATACAAAAATCTTAGAACTTGATATTTATTAGTAGGAAAAATCTATGAATAAAAAATACATCAAAGAAAATAAAACATTAGTTAGAGAGTTTCTTGGAGCTCTTATCAGAGCAGTTGCGCAAAGAAAAGCTAATAAGTTAGTCAAAGACTTACGTAAACAAAGTCCAGAAAATGCAAAAGCGATTGATGATATGCACAAATTAGCATCTGATATTAGGGATAGAATAAAGCAAATAGAAAAAACCGACCCAGCGAAAGCTAAAATTCTAAAACAAAAATTAGGTTACTAAAAATAACACCAACAAACCAATAGGAAAAAATGGCTGAAAATACCAAAGATTTAACAGAACAGCTGAGTTTAAGCGAACAACTTGAACGTTCGTTAAAAAAGCAACGAGGCCTTCAAGGGCAAATTAACTTAGGAAAAGCTAAACAAGTCGACCTTTTTGAAAAGCAAATAGATTTAGAAAAAAAATTCCGAAAGTTCGCTAAAGACAATGCAGAAGCTCTTGAGAAAAATCTGGGCGCAGCTGGTGATTTAGGTGATACTATTGAAGAGTCAATTGCAGGTATACCTTTAATCGGCGGAATCTTAGTTGATAAGCTTGGACTAAAAGATTTAGGTGAACAATTCCAAAACCTTTTCGCTGATACTTTAAAAGGTGGTGTTAAACCGATAGGTGCATTTTTAATGGGACCTGCAGGAATAGCTGCGGCGTTTGCCGGTATATTGTTGGCGATTAGAGCGATTCGGAAAGCTTCATTTGATTTAGCAGACAATTTAGGTGTTTCGAGAAAAGAAGCAAGAGATTTATTACCAGAGTTGAAAGGTTCTCAGATGGCGTTTGAAGCTATCGGTATG